GCAGGGACGTTGCCACCTTCGACTGTGGTGTAGGAAAAGGTGCGCCAGTCCTCTTGGTTCTGGGCTTGCTCCCATAGGTCATGGAACCAGTTGAGCCCTGCTGGTGTGGTGATGAACCAAGCTGGACCACCTTGGTCTGACAGGGCAGGGCGCAGGACCATTTCCCAGGCTTCCTGCTTGACGTATGCCGCCTCGTCAACGATCAGGCTGCTGAGGCTGACACCACGAAGGCTGTCGGCATTTTCAGCGCCTTTCAAGGCGATGATGCTGCCATTGGCAAGCTCGACGCTCAGTTCAGACTCGTTCTTTTTGACGTAGATATCTGATGGGACCATGGCGCGAAGCTGACGCCATGCGATCTGCTTGGCTGATTTGTAGTTCTGGGTGACGTACCAGTTCAGGCTGCCGGGGTTTTGAATTCCCCAGGCGATTAAGCGAGCGATGCAAAGGTAGGTCTTACCAAAGCGGCGTCCAGAGCAGAGGAGCTTGAAGCGTTCTGGCGATTCCCAGACCTCACGCTGCGGTGTGGTGAGGCTGCCGTAGAGGTCTTGGGCTAATGGTTCCCAGTCAAGATCAGCTTTGATTGGTACAGGTTCAGAGAGGATTGAACCACCAGGGCAGCGCGTAAGGATGCTCACGAGCAAAGCTGCGCGAGTCTGGCAGCAGTGTTAATGGCGCCAAGGGCGATGTGATATTGCCCAGCGCGACGGGCTTCAATTTGGAGTGTGGAGCATTGGGAGAGGAGGTCAGCGATCATTTGTGGTCGTTCGATGTCCCAGTCAGCTCGTAGCTGATCCCGAGCCATCTGGAGGTATTTATCAACGGTGCGTTCACCGACCCCCCAGTTTTCGGCTGCAAAGCGAACGCAGTCAGAACGCCTACCACCGTTAGCGATGATGCGAGCAAAGCGTTGAGCGCGCAGTTCGGTTTCTGCTTTTGTACCGCGATGGTCTGCCATTTATGACTCGAATGGCTTAGTGCATTTTAGGTATAGCATATTAGCGACGATACTTTTCGTGGATAATTTTAGGGCATACTTTATTCCAATCGTGTGTGTGATGAAGGCGTGGATTGGAATGTCCCATGAGTTCAATCCATGTTGAGGATGGAGAGATCATGACGGTGTAGAAAGATTTTACATAAGTGCCGCTTTCTTTGTAGGCTTCAGTAATGCCGCCTTTGTTCTTTTGCGTTTGAGCCTGTTCCAGCTGTATAGGGCAATAGGTAAAGAACAGTTTGCCTGTGGCGCCGTGTGAGATGTAGGTGTTGACATCGTCGTTGAATTTGCCAATGAAGTTGAAAGGGCGCTGCGAGTCGCAGAAGAATGAGTTCATTGCTTTGCGGAGAACTCGCCTTGCTTTCAGTGAGTCTGTGTTGTAGTCACCACCTTGTGAGAAGGCAATGCTGGAGACGGATGGTGTTTCTTGCAGAAATTGGACCATACCATCAAAGATGATGTCTAGGCTTTCTGCTCTGAAGTTGGAGTATTTAGGAGGTTCTGCTGGATTTTTACGACCGATGCGGCGGTAAGCGAACCAACTGTAGTCATCGTCTAATTGACAAAAGAAGCGACAGTTGACTTGTTTGGCTAGATCCCAGCAGGCGTTACGAGCCCATAGGGGAGTACGTCTGTCGGTTGACGTGTCGCACGAGTCTGTTGTCTGAGCAATTTTTGCTTTTGAGAAGACTAGAACCTTGTCACCGTAGGTTGCTTTGTACTGATTGCCGGTTGGATCTTCATCGTCAATAACGATGTACCACTTGCCTGTATAGCCAGAACGTTGAAGGGTGTCTAGGGTTTTGATGTTATCCGGTCTGCGGTTTGACAGGATAAAAACGCAGAAGTCATTACGCATGTGGATGATCCTGCTTGAATGCTTCTTCAACGCTTTGATCTAGTTTGACAAATCCGTTTTGGATTGCTTGCTCGAAGTCAATTATGACGAGAGCAGAATCTTCAAAAAGCGTCTGAATTTCCTTTGGTGCTGTGGCGTAGAAGTCGGCAATTTTGCTGTAGTTAAAGGCTGTGTGGCGATGAGCGGCTGAGATTAGGAAAGCCCTTACGTCATCAGGGATGTCAGCGTTTTCGATTTCAGCGATTAGCTGGTTTGTCTTGGTTGGATCGTAAAGCTGTTTTGGCTTATGGATTTCCCCTGTTGGTTCGTAGATCGGGGCGTTTGTCTTGTTGGTGTATGGGCTGTCTTCGTCCAGGGCTTCTTCAGTGCCGAAAAGATCTTCAAGCTCTTTCTTCTCGAACCAAGCTGAGATGTCGTGTTCTTCGCTGAGCTGATGGAGCATTGCGCCATCCCATTCGCTGAGATCACTGGTGCGGTTATCAGCTAGGGCAAGACCAACCTTTTCATCTTCTGTAAGGCCTGAGCGTCTGACAGCAATGACCTCATCACCTTCTGCGTCAATGATGCGTACGTTTGTGATGCCAGCTTGCTTAGCACCTTCAATTGTGCCGTTGCCAGCAAGGATGCGATTCTCTTCGTCGATGACGATCGAGCGTGCAGCACCGTAACGCTTGAGGGATTCTGCGATAAGCATCGCAGAGCGATCAGTGCGTTTGCGAGCGTTTTTATGGTCGTGCTTAAGGCTGTTGATCGATGTCATGCAGGTTGATCAGACTGGATGCCAGAACAGCTTGTTTTGTCTGTTATTGACGAGGAGCATAGCCTGTTCCATCGCAGTTTCAAGATCACTGCATGACTTTGTTTGGCAGATGATTGAACGAGGTTGACTGTCGATGGCGACGATGGCTATTGTTCCCTGCTTTTGATCGAAGGCAAACTTTACTTGCCCAGCATTGCTGTCAATAGAAAATTCAACTGCCATTACAGCATCTCATTATCCGTCACTGTATCTGCCTTAACTGATTGATCTTGGGTTCGACAAGGTGATGTGACGAAACAACGCCGCAGTTGTCGCCAACGCATACACGCACGCACCCGTCAGGCAAGTTTTCCAAGGTCGGTTGGACGGATGTAGCGGCTGATTCGACCAAGTGGTTCAGGCGTTGACGGGGGCTGTGGGTCATTGATCTGGTGGTACAGAGCGGTGTGGTAGTCATCCAACAGGTTGAGAAGGGAGCTGATCTGCTGGTTGGTTGGTTTGCGCTTTGTCATGAATGGAGCAGAGAACGGCAGCGGTAATGGCTTCGACGATTGGACGTGAGCAAGAGCCTGAGGCAGCCCTGAGAGCGGCTGTAACGGCTTTCTGGTATTGCCTAAGGGTTAGGGGCGGAAGAGCGGGTCTCGCGGCTTCAGAGCCCACAGAGGGGTCTCCTAGCGCACGTAGGCGCATGAGGGTGGAGCGATCCATGCCAAGTGCTTGAGCCTGACGGGTGATGTGGGCGTTTTCTTCGGCTGTAAGACCGACTTTGACGGGGGTGCGCTTTTCGGGCATGTCAGAAGGGAAGCGGTTGTTCGGTTGGTTCAGCGATGAAGTCACGCGGATCCGTGACTTGAACCTTTGGGTCAGGTGCTACGTCCCGCAGCAGGTTGCGGTACGCCTGTGGGTTGATGTGCCCTGGTGGTGGGCTATCGAGCTGCTCGATGGTGCAGCGCCCTGCAGCAACCATGCGCTTCAGGATCTCGCGTGCCCCTTCCTCGGAGGAGAGTCGTTTCAGAGCCATCAGGCGAATGCCTCCTCACGACGACGCTCCTCTTCGGCATGAGGGTGCAGGGCAAAGCGCCCTGGAGTGATCCCATCAATCGGTGGCTTGTAGGTCATGTACCTGCCGAACTCGTCGTATCGACCCATCGGGTAGGGATAGGCATTGCGTAACTGAAACTTGTCGAGCTTTCGGCTGGCTTCATCGAAGTCGTAAGCGTCGATGGTGCGAAACGCTGGTGCTGTTCCTTCCTTCGCAGCTTTAGGCAGCACGGCAAAGACGAATTGATTTTTGCAGTCAGGTGAAAAGAGCTTCATCGAATGACATCAGGGATTTGGTGAACGGATGTGATGTTGATCGGGCGGTCGTCAACGGTGGCGAAGCGTTCGTCACGTAGCCAGCGGAAGCAGTCAGGCAATGGACAGACGAAAGCGCCGTTGGCAGCTTCCTGATGAGTGATCTCAGTTTCAAGTGCCTTAATGAGCTTGTCTTCTGTCTCGGTCCGGATTGTTTTCTGCCACTGAGCAAGAGCCTTTGGCTTGGACTGACTTGCGGCTCTGACAGGAGCTGAGAGGTATAGCTTCCAGAACCGCTCGAACCCTTCACCGCCCTTGGTCTTGGTCTTCCGTTTTGACGGCTCAGGACTAAGACCGAAAACAGGATCACAAACCGCTGGAAGCTCGTCTTCCAGCTTTAAAAGGGTTTTTGTTATGGGTTCTTGTTTATGGGTTTTTGTTTGTAGGTCGATTTCGACCTGACCCCCTAGGTCATTTTTGACCTGACCCCTAGGTCGTTTTTGACCTGGGTCGATTTCGACCTGGGTTGGTTTTGACCTAGGTCGTTTTTGACCTGGGTGGTCGATGGTGACGTGGTAAACGGCGGTAAAACCAGGGCGTTTTTCGACCTGGATCCAGCCGCTTTCAACCAGAGTGCTTAGGGAGCGTTGCACCATCTTTCTGGTTACACCGGATCGTTGGGAGATCGTCTCCAGTGAGGCATAACAACCCTTTGGTGAGTTCCAGCCAAAACGGTGCAGCCAAAGGTAGATAACAACCGCTCTTGGGTCTAATCCAGCGTCAAGCAATTCGTATGGTGCTACCGCAAAAGCGGTTGATTTGACATGGGCTTTCATGTATGCTGATTGGGCGAATGAAGACGCAGCCGCCATGCTCCTGGCGGCTTTTTATTGTATTCCGGGAAGCTGGGTTGTAAACCTATTCGTTCCAGTCAGCCCCGTTGTTGCGCCGCTCGTTTTCGACACGGCTTACAGCCTGATCGAGCAGGCTATTGATGTATGTCCTTTTGTGATGATAGGTCGGCATGACTTTCTCAATGCGATCCAGAATCGCTTTGTCGATAGCAAATTTCGTTCCGGCGCTGTTCATGTTTTCGTGTTTCTGTGGTAAGGTTGGTACCCATGATGGATCCTATACCATTCTATGCTTGATCCAATACAGGGTCTGGATTTCTTTGACGATATCCATCGGTATCGTTACAAGGGGCGCTGGTTGCCGTTCAGCGTCTCTCGAATTGCCAGCCCTGCCAGTCCTGAGGCTGAGGCACGCTTTAGGCAGACGCAGCACATTTGGGAGCCACGGGGCAATGGCGTTCACGCCTTTTGCGAAGCACTGCTTACAGGTGAAGAGCTACCAGCTACTGACTATGACGAGTGGACTGAGCCGCTGCAGGATTGCTGGCTACTGCGCGACAGCGAGGTGCTGGCGGTCGAGTACCGCTTATGCGACGCCCGTAAGGGCGTTGGCGGCAGCTTTGATTTCTTGGTCAGAACCAGCAATGGCAAGGTCGCTCTAGGCGACTTGAAAACCGTAGGCAACTCAACAGCCGTTGATCGTCGCAAGCCTGCGACAGCACAGCTTGGTGGCTACCTGTCGATGCTTATTGACCACCATCGGCTCAACGTCGATTGGTGTTACACACTGGTTTCAGGACCGGGGCGCTGCCGTGCAATCCAGAGCGAACCTGACGAATGCCTGATGGCATGGGTTAATGCTTGGGACTGCTTTAAGAATCTGGAGGGTCTTTTCTGATGAACACCGACTGGAACGAGGTTTTCAAGCGTCGTCCAGACTTGGCACCACCTGGATACGAGGAGGCTTGCCTAGCAGGAAAAGCTGCCAGCGCAGAGCGGTACAAGAAGAATGGCTTCAAACGCGCAAAGGGTAGTAACGCAAGAAAGCCACTGCGGGAGAGCCGTCAAGCAGCAGATGCCAGAAGAACCCGCTTCCCGTCAATCAAGCACAGCCAGCAGAACTGAATTGTTACAGTTCAACATGGATCCAGAATGAGCCCGTAGGTGGTGTATAGTTGGACCAAGGGCACAGCCCACCACCTTTCTTCCTAATGGAAACCATCGAATCCCAACTCGCTTCTGTTAAGCAGCAACTAGCAGAAGCTCAAACCGAATACCAGCACTGCTTCGCCCGTGGCGACTGGGCGGAGTGCAGCAAAGCAAAGCGCAAGGTTGCAAAGCAGATGAAGCAGGTGCAATTCCTCGTCGCTCAAAAACTCGCCATTCGCTGAACCATGGACATCTATCTCGCAAATGGCTTTCAGGATCGAGACGACTACCTCGATTCCCTCCGTGAAGACTACGGAGAAGCCGTTGATCTTTTGACCTCTATTCTTCCGGCTTCAGAAGACTTCGACGGACTGGTAACCGCACTGGAGGACATGGCTGATGAAATGCTTTGAAGTCGGTCAGGTCTATTACGGCACACTTTCCTGTGCTCATAGTGATTTTCCAGTCCGTTGCGTTAAACGAACCGAAAAGTCAGTCTGGTTTGAACACGTCACCCATTCACATGCTTATGCCGTATCACGCTGCAAGATCCATAAGTGGGATGACTGCGAGACCGCTAGCTTCCACCGCTGGTACATCAGCAGCACGAAGCTCACTGGCGGCGATTTTGACCCCATGACCATCTGAACCATGAAAGACATCACCATCGGCGCACCTGCCAACCGCAACGAAGTCATCTACGAAGTCCAGTTCACCGCTGTTGAACTTGACCTGTTGTACGAGCTGACCCGTGAAACACGGAACAACATCATGGCGATTCAAGAAAATCCTGAACCTGGGTCTTGGGTTGACAGCGTGATCCAGCTAGACAAGAAGCTGACATCCATGTTCCACAAAAGGCACTGCTCATGCTGAAGCCAAAGCTCCGAAACAACCCTGTCAAATCTGTCCCGCTTGATCTCCTGATGGTTGGCTACCACTGGGAGAGCGTCCGAGAACGCTATTTCATCAAGCACAACATGGGCAAAGAAGCCCTTGATGCCTTAAAGCTGCGCCAGATCTATGCACGAAGGATCTGGGACGAATGCGGCATCCACATTCCCGTCAACTAACCAAAGCACCATGACCACTGAACACCCCAAGTCAATCGAGGCACCAATCCTCCGCTTCTTTCATTCCCCAGTTTCCTGGGATAAGGGCGTTAAAAACGGCGGCATGACCGCTGTGCTGAAGCTGCCGGAAGGCGAATGGAATGACGTGCTTGTCTACCAACCTGATGCTCCCAACGAAAACTGGTGGGATGTACTGCCACGCAATACCGTAATTCGTGCAGCCATACGCGAGCCTGCCAAGAAGAACCCTAGGGATCTGATTGCTTTTGCCTTGCCATTGAAGAACCAGCCTTCTGCAACACAGGATCTCATCGCCAAACTCATGAGTAACGACCAAGACAATCAGCAGCCAGAACTGACTGAAGGCGACAAGCTGGAAGCCCAGATTAAAGAAGGCGTCGAAAAGAAACGCCGAAATCAGCAACTGATTCAGCAATCCAAGCGCCTGCAGCGTCTGATCCTGATGGGTGAATGGCTCGAAAAGAACGAGTCCGCCTTGAAGTGCATACA